TGGCATAGGCCCAAAACACGGGCTTGTTGAGTGAAGGTGGTAGGGGTAGAATGGTAGTAGGGGTGGTTGATGAGGGAATGGCCTCCAGAGATGGATGATCCCTGCCTTATACCGACTCCCGGCGATGATGCACCGTTGGATATCTGTGCGATGAGAAATTGCATTAGAAGCGTTTTAAGCGCAGATAATTCTAAGCACGACCTAAATCGCAGGGAACAATTATTTAGGGCTGTGACGAACAGGAAACCTAGCTAGCGATGGCAAAAACTTCAAGGGTTAACCGATCTAAGAGTCAACGGGAAGCTATTAAGTTTTCTTTGTCACGCAAGTATGGGTGGGTGTGCTGGTATTGTGGTCAGAAGTTGTGTGGACAAATACACTTAGACCACATTGTTCCAGTTTCGGCGGGTGGATTGGACGATATATCCAATCTGGCGTTGGCGTGTGAATTTTGCAATATGGCCAAGGGAGATCATCCGGTTGATGTTTTCTTGGCTTGGTTGGATACCGTTAGATTTGGCGTTGTTAAGTGCCCTATACGGGACTAGGAGAACTAGAATGCAAACTATTGACGATTCGACATCTTTGACCTCACTTGGTGTATTTGAACTAGGGGACCTAAAGTTTAGGGCTTTAGGAGATAGAGTTATTATAGTGGAGGATGAGTTCAAAACTGGTTACGAATGTACAACTTGCGGCGGTTCTGGTAAAGCTAAGTGTGAAGATTGTGCAGGAACTGGATACCACGGTGTTAAGCGCTGTGCACATTGTGTTGATGGCCATGTTGTATGTGGTTCGTGCAATGGCAAGGGTGGTCTGATTATTGCTCCTGAGACGGCACAGCGTAGGCCGACGACGGGAAAGGTGGTGAGTGCGGGGAGTGCGTGCGAGGTGTTGAGGCCGGGACAGGGGGTCATGTACTCTAACTTTGCGGGGTATGTAGTGGACTTGGCGAGAGCGGGTAAGACTATCACCTTACGCATATTGCATGAGACTGAAGTTTTGTGCGAAATGGATGGCCAGTTAGAGTTACGTAATTTCAAAGGAAAAACAGAAATTGCTGAACTCACAAAATAGTAATATATCTTATTAAAAGATATTCTATTAGTCGCAGTATAGATATTAGTACCTTATATATACATTTACCATCAGTGAGCTTGAATGCGCTGGCAACCCCTACCAATACCAGATGAGCGCGAAAAGGACAAGTATCGCCTAGCAGTTAGGTTGAACTCTCTAGGCTCGCTATACTTCTTCGAGAAGTACACGTTACAGCGCGACCGCTTGAGCACTAGCTTCCACAAACCCATACTCCAACGCTTGGAGACCAACCGCCCCCGCTACCTAATTGAAGCCCCGCGTGACCATTACAAGACTGTTATGGTGACGGAGGGCCGTACCATGTGGCGCTCACTACCCTTCTCAGAGGTAGATGAGGCGGCTATGCGGGAGATTGGGTGCGGGGACGAGTGGATTAGGTGGATGAAGGAAACCCATAACCCGGCCCGACGTACCCTAATTGTGTCTGAGGTTCTAGATAACGCAGTTAAGATTGGAACTCGAATAGATTGGCACTACAACGAAAACACACGATTCAAGATGGCATTCCCGGAGATATTGCCAGATGCTCGGTGCAAATGGACTGGAGAGTCTAAGCAGCATAGACACCCGCAACGAGGACCTCAAGGCGAAGGCACCTACGATTTCATAGGGGTGGGCGGCGCTCTCCAATCCCGGCACTACTCGGATATCGTGGAGGACGATGTAGTGGGTAAGGAGGCGCTAGAGTCTGAGTTGGTTATGGCTAAGACCCATGACTACCATAAGTTATTAATTGGGGCGTTTGAGAGCTACCGGGATGCAGCTTGGACGGTGGTGAATAATAGGTGGGCTCCAAACGATCTATCTGGGTGGATTAGGTCGCATCAGAAGGACTTCTTCATTGAGAGCCATTCAGCGCTTGGTGGATGCTGTCCTGAGCATCCGGCGGGGGTTCCGATATTCCCGGAGGAGTTTAGCCTACAGACGCTCTCCGAAATTAGGGAGACGCAGGGACCGTACTTCTTCTCACACCAATACCTTAACTTGCCAGTCAATCCTGAGGAGTGCATTTTTAAGCCGGAGTGGCTTAGGTTCTACGGGCCTACGGATTCTCCTACTCGTATTGGGCGCAAATGGCTTAGGCATGAAGTCAAGGACGGGGAGGTCATTAGGGATATTGACCCTAACACGCTTGTGAGGACTATGGTGGTGGACCCTAACCATGCAGAGGAGCGGGGCCGGGCGCACCATGCGATTCTAGTGACTGGGGTTGACCCGGATACGGATAAAGTCTACCTATTGGATGTGTGGGCAAAATCAAGTAGTTATGACGATCTTGTGCATGAAATTTTCCGCATGGCCAAGATGTGGAATCTGCCGGAGTTTTGGCTGGAGACTAACGCTGCCCAGCGTTTGCTAAGGTATCCGGTTGAGTATATGAATAAGTCGGGCTTTACCTACGAGGGGCAGAAGGTGCATTGGAAATTGTCGATTAAGGAGCTTAAGGCGGATCGGGCGGCTAGTGCAAAGCGTACACGGATTGAGAGTTTGGAGCCCCTATTCCGAGAGAATCGCTTGTGGGTACGGCACGACCAAGCGGCCTTCCTTGACGAATACTACGACTATCCCGGTGGACGGACAGTGGACGTGCTAGACTGCCTAGGATACGCCACCCAGACGTGGAACGCCATTCATGCCAAGCACATACTTGATATAATCAAAGATAGGAAGCAGAAGTGGGCTACTAGTTCGCGTAGTGCGATAACGGGGTATTAGCAATGAGCGATTGCATTCATCTACATTTGAGTAGGCTAGCCGATACCATTTACGTGAACTTTCCTTCGTACAAGGCAGGCTTTCGCTATTATAAGTGCGATGCTTGTGGGGTTACCTTGAAGGCTATTGAGACGCATGCACACCCAGTTGAGGTGAGCGAGGGTAAAGAGTGTGGTTGCTGATAAACGCAAACACGAATGCGTGGTTAGTCCGAATATAGTAGCAGCTAATGGGAATTGCGTGAGCCGGGTGAACGAGAAGTATCCGCATGTGGTGCACTGCAAGGCTTGCCAGTGGCAGGCACTAGCTAAGACGCAAGAAGATGCTACGTACTATGTACGTATGCACGAAGGTGCACACGCCAATGACTAAGTTCGAGATGGTGGATGTAGATTTCGGCAAGGATGCGCAGGAGGATATTGCACGGTTTATTGAGCAGCAGTTACAATGGCTTGAGGACGCACATCGGGATTTACACACCAATAAGATTCCTAGATGGAGAAAGATTTATCTTGGGACACCTAGCGAGGCTAGCCGTAACTTTCCCTTCCCTAATGCAGCTAATACGGTAGTACAGGTGGTGGGGGAGACAGTAGATACGATGGTGGCGCGGGTGATGGGCTTACTATACGCCACCCATCCATTGTGGAAGTTCTCCAACTTCTCTAAAGAGAAGGACATGGCAGCCCGAAAGCTACGGGAGGAGAGGCGACGGCAGCTTGAGGACTTCATGGACATTGTGGGCATGGAGACCAATGAGTTGAACCTACAGCCCGTGGAGGCTTTGTGGTGGACTGACGCGACCAAGTTGGGGACTGGGTTTGTGAAGGTGGGCTTGGAGCAAGTGCAGGAAGCAGTAGTGGTAGGCTATGAGGAGACCAAAACTAAGGGTAAAGATGTCACTATCTACGACGGTCCTAGGGTTACTAACCTACGGCATGAAGATGTACTGGCGGACCCGAGTGTGGATTCCTTGGATAAAGCCGCTATGGTGGCGGTACGGCACAAGCTGTATCGTACTGATCTTGAGGACCGCTCATTTCGGGGCATTTACGACTCGAAAGTCGTGAAGGAGATTATGGGCTCGCCCGATAGGTCAACCCAGCGGCCTACCGAGCGGGAGGAGTTGAACGATCAGGGCATTGCTGCAATACAGAATCCAGAGGTTACCGCCGAGTGGGATGTGTATGAGTGCTATTTCCCGTGGTGGCACAACGGGCGCAAGTTCCGATTAATCTATAGTTACCACAAGAAAACTAAAAAGGTGCTTAGGAAGGTATTTAACTTCCTGCCTAATAACGAACTACCGGTTAAGCGTACGCGGCTAGGCCACCGTACAAATGGTTTGTACGGACATGGTTATGCTGAGTTGCTAGAGACCTATCAGGAAGAACTTTCAACTACACATAACCAGAGATTGGATAATGCAACTGTCGCCAACATTCGCGCTTTACGGGTCTCGCCTCGTGCTAGGGCTCTGGATGCTAATATGGAGCTTTATCCCAGCGGACTCCTCATCGGCGAGAAGGACGAGATTGAGGCGATTGCGGTCGGTGACGTATACCCATCCACCTTTAAGAACGAAGAAATGACTCTTCAACTTGTGGCCCGCCGCGCTGGGATTACACCAGCGGTTAGTGGTTCTGGCTCTGGCGGCATGATGAAGCGCCCAGCGATATATTCAGCGCAGGGCACGTTGGCAGTTATGCAGGAGAATAACTCAGTAGTGGGGTTTGCAACTAGTGAGTTCAGGCACGCACACGTGGCGCTTGGTAGCCTATTGACTGCGATGTATGGGAAGTTTGGTACGGGTGGACGCGAAGAGATGTTTGGGTTGAATGCCCAGAGTTTGCAGGAGGCTTTGCAGGAGTTTGAGGAGAATCGCCTACGCATCCCAGTGCGGGCCTCGACTGGTAGTTTGAACCAAGAGGTGGATAAGCAGACTGGGGTAATAATGGCGGGGTTGTTACAGCGCCACTATACAGCGGTAAGCCAGTTGATGCAGGCTATAAACAATCCTATGATTGATCCCAAAACCAAGGCATGGATGGTCCAGATTATTCAGGCATCTGAGCTACTTCACAAGAGGGTGGTAAAGGACTTCGGCTATGAGCAACCAGACATATTCGTCCCAGAGGCAGAAGTTGGCGACGCAGCAGGTAACCAAGCTAATGCGGGCGGACAAATGGCCCCCGGCGGGGTATCCATGGGCAGCGCTAGCGGCGCTCCCGTCGGAGGTACGGGACCAGTTCTTCCGGGGGGAAGTATGGCAGGCCCTGTCGGAGGGCTTGTCCCAAATATACGACAGTGAGATGCACGCGCTACTTCACGAAGCTGATATTGGTAAGGTTAGGGAGTCCCGAGGGGCGGCGTGGCTTTCAAATGATATACTTAAGTTACCAGACGAGATGGCCGTAGTTAAGGCGGCTAAACAGGAGCTAGCAGATGTGGCCAAGCAAAGTACCCGAAAATAAGGTTCCCGATCCTGAAGTTAAGCCTCCTGAAAAGAGTCAGGCGGAGTTGATCGCAGAGGCGCTTAGTCCATTTGTAGAAAGCCAGCGCCAGTTTCAGACTACCTTGAACGAGCGCTTGGATAAGCTGGAGTCCCAGACAGCCAAGCCAGCGCCTAAGGAGCCTGTTGATCCTGCGCAGCCTATATCGGTGCTTGACAATGAGGATGCTGCGTTTGCACAACGGATGACGCCAATCTATGCTCGACAGTTAGAGTTGGAGAGCCGGATTGTAAAGAACGATATTAAGGCCGAGTATGTGAATGCTGGGTATGGTGACTTGTGGGCACAGTTTGCTAGCGAGATCGACTCAGTTATTGATAGCTCTCCGCTAGTTACGGCGGAAGGTAAGGCCTTCCGTGGCGATCCACAGTATATTAGGAATGTAGTGGATATGGTTATGGGCCGGGCGGCTCGCAAAGCTGGTATGCGCTTCGATGGTAAGAATAAGGGTTTCTTCCTTGAGAGCGCGTCTAGTGTAGTGGATACGTCCCGAGGGCCTGAGGCTGATGGTATGACAGAGGGGCAGCGTAAGCTATTGACTAAGATGGGTGTTCCACTAGACAAGGCTAAGGAAGTTATCAAGAAGATGCACTTTGTGCAGTGAGGTTAGTATGAGTGAACCAACCAATGGTACGCCACAGAAAGTAGCCCACATCCACGAGGTAGTTATTCGGTGGATTCCTGAGACAGGGCAGATTCATTTTGCAGCTAGTATGCCTGACCCGGTGGTCCAGCTTGGCCTTTTAGAAATGGCTAAAATGGCATTGATTGAACAGAAGGTACAGGCGCTTATGGGTAAGACCACCAGCTTAATAGTGCCGGGAAGGTTCTCGTGAGTGCTATAATTGATCCATCAGTGGAGCTATTGCTACGCGAATATCAGCGCGAACGGCTCTATGGTACAATTGAGATTAAGTTTGAAGCGGGCCATGTGGTGTTGATCCGTAGAGTTGAGAGTATCAAACCTGCCAGTAGCCGGGACAACCGGGACGAGGGTGACGGAATGAATAAGTGATAAGCACAAAAGATTCTGGCAAGTTGGCTGAGAACGTCGTAACTGATGTTAATGCCAATGTCCCTCTTCCAGTAGAAGCCTCCCGATCTATCTCGCCTGATACCGCAATCCTTTTCAATAAGTCTATTGTTGCCCGCCCCTTGATGACCCCAGAGGTTTGTGCGATTAAGGTCAAGAATACCGACTATCGCTATCGTTGGGTTAATAGAGATGGACAGGGTGGACGAATTTATATGCAGCGTAAGGCTCAGGGTTTCCTGAATGCCACGACTGCGGATGTAGAGATTTTGGGCGGTGATGCTGAGGCGAGAGATGGCGAGATTAGAGCAGGCGATTTGGTGTTGATGAAGATTCAGGCCGACCGCTACGATGCGGCATTGAAATACAATATGCAGGAAGCATACCGCAAGGCGCGTATGCGTGGCGTGTTCATGGAGGGGGCATCGTCCGATGTTATGTCGGATGCACAGCCTAGGCGGGTTTCGGTCTCGGAGGAGCCATTCTCCAAGTTGACTAAGCCGTTCATTCCTGAAAACGCAGATCAGATTATCAGCGAGTCCATTAAGTCGGGCAGGGTCGAAGAGACCAGAGCCACGAATAGTAAGCTAGGAAAGGTTTAATTTATGGCGATCACTGCCATTCCCATCCTCCCTGTAGAGTCCGTTTCCGGCAATCAGTTCCGTGCCTTCCGATTGATTGAAGAGTCCGCGCAGACCTTTAAGGTCGGTACGCCCGTCTCGATTGCTGCTGGTGACGGTGGCGTACAGGCGTGGGTAGCCAATACTCAGGGTCCCGGTCAGGGCGGCTTGGCTGGTATTAGTTACGAGGCCGCGTCTAACCTTGCGTCTACTGGATTGGGTGCACCGACACCCTTGTCACCTCTTTTGGGCTTAGGCGCGACTATCACCTTTGGATCGGTGCCTAACGAAACTTCGGCCAAGAATATTCCTCATGGTGCTCCTATCAACGATGGGCGAGTGGGTTTCATTATCCCTGCGCCTGACGTTGTATTCTCGGCCACCTTGGGCAATAACGGCAACGCGGCTACTCCTGCCAACACCGATGTGGGCAAGCAGTATGGTCTTACGTTGGATACTGGTGGTAACTTCTGGTATGTGGATCGCAACAAGACCACGGCTGGAACCAATACTGTGTTGACGGTTATTGCTTTGGATTTGCGAGATATCCCCGCTGCGGGCACTCGTGTTCTATTCACGTTCCTTCCCAACGTAGTGAACCTACTGGCGTAAGGATAGGAGTTATTTCTATGATGGTACGCGGTACATTCGCGCAAACGCTGGCACCGGGGGTTCATCACTGGTTCCTGCACTTCCTCGACCTCCAGATGAGAGAGGAAGAGTATACCCACGTATTCAACGTGGAAAGCTCCCTCCAAGCCTTCGAGGACGAAATCGAGATGACGGGCGTGGGGATTATGCCGGAGAAGCCGGAAGGCTCTGCGGCACTCTACGACGACATGATTCAGGGGGGCACCAAGCGCTATGTCCACCTGACCTATGCGCTTGGATCGCGTGCCACGTGGGAACTGATCGAGGACGACCAATATGGCATCCTCAAGCAGGTTCCGAAGGCGCATGCCAAGTCGGCGATGTTTGCCCGAGAGATGGTATCGTGGAACGTCTTTAACCTAGGCTTCTCCACAGTCACCACCACTGATGGCGTGTCGCTATTCAACACACAGCATCCGCTGTTAGGTGGCACCGCAGCCACAAACGTGGGCCCCGGCCTAACAAACGTGATCTTTGCAGCAGGCACCTACCCTAACCGTCCCTCACCGGATGTTGACCTCTCCTTCACTGCTGTTCAGTTGATGGTCAATCAGTTCGAGCGTATGGTGGATTCACAGGGTATTCCCGTTCGTGTGAAGCCCCGCTATATTCTTATTCCCCCGGAGCTTAAGTTTATTGCCCGCGAGATTTTGGGTAGCCCCGGCAAGCCCTACACGGCGGATAACGAAATGAACGCCCTCCTTGGGGAGGACCTTAAGTTCCGCGTTGTCCACTATTTCACTAGCCAGTCGGCGTGGTTCGGGATAGCGGAGAAGGACGCGCATCAGGTTAAGTTCTTCGACCGCCACCCAATCGACACCGATTACGACGATGACTTCGACACGCGTTCGACCAAGGTTCTGACCTTCCAGCGCTTCAGCGCCGGGGCCACCTCTTGGGTTGGAACGTGGGGTTCTAACGGCCCGTAACTTATGAGCAAACTAGTACACGGACTTATTCACGGGGTATTGATCGTGGCACAGTACGGTAATCTGGCCACAGGATATATCCCTGTTAAATACCAACCCGTCGTGGCTG